TTCTCCACCTGATCCACCACCGCCAGCGATTACAAGATAATCAACTGTAACCGCAGGCGGAACTGGGACATTGAAAATTCCCGCTGTAATAGCACCAATCATTACGCAATTGCTCCTGCGACATACCAAGTATCTGTTGCTGTCTTAATGCAGACTGCTGTCTTGTACTGAGCCAAAGTTGGAGAAGCTGCAACTGCACCTGCTGACAGAACTGTTGTTGTGCCTGAAGTGACTGCTGAGATTGTGACTGTTCCAGCGCCCTTGTTAAGAACTGTGATTGCTGTGCCTACTGGGAAGGCTACAGAGGCATTAGTAGGAATCTTAAATGCTACGGCTGTTGCTTTGTTCATAGGTACTAGGACTTGATAAGCGTCATCAAGAATTGCTGTGTAATCTGCTGTCTGATCTGCATCGACTGTAAAGGCTACTAGCCCATTAAACATTGCAGCTGTCAGGATATCTCCTGTTGCCGCTGGCATACCTTGTGTCATTTATATCTCCTAGTAAGTCATTGCACTCACGCCAATTATACCGCGTTCTGTGCTTCCTATGATGAATCCATCGACGATGGGCTCAAGTGTTGTAACTGTGCATTGCATTGAGTTAGGGCTAATCTCCCACTTCAATCCCTGCACTTGCAAGGTCTTGGTGATAAGGCTGCCATCTGGCTGTATATTCTGAATCCGGACATTGGTGAAGTAATCCAAACCAATCATTGTGTCTGTAGGGACTGCTGGGTCTAGTAAATCAACAGTCATGGCGTCAATGCGGATAGTGGTTTCAGCCCTTGTTGCCACCACCGTAGCAGCGATATTGAGGGCATTAGCGTCAGTATCAATAACTAGGTCTTGGGCTGAGAGTTGGTGTTGGAAGTATTTAGTGGCGCTGGCTGAGTTAATGTAAATCTGAGGAGTGCCGCCTATGCGCTGCATGCTGGCCTTGTTGATGATGAGCTTGTCATCGAAGGCGAATACAAGCTGCTTGTAAGGGATACCGCCGGTTTGATTAAACTCAATAGGAGTGCCAGAGATAGATGAGGCTACTTGATTACGGCTCTTGAATATGGCTGTGCCAGCACCGTCCATGTAGAACGCACCCTGCTCAGAGAACTCAGCGTTCTTGATTGCATCGAGGGAAGTTCTAAGAGTTCCTGGGTCTGCCTGGCAGAGAGAGTTGCCTGTCGAGATAGTTCTCATGTTGGCTGGAAATTCCACCTGGTCAAGAATTTTGCTTATGCGTGTGCCAGTTGCCTGCCCTGCGCCTGAATCTGTGACAGTTGTGACTTGTGCAAGATTGAATAATCTAAAGCCGTCCGCTGCATAAATATCTACATAGCCTACGTTCTCAGCCTGATCATAGAAATAGCGATACTCGGTTGTATAACCTGAAAATAAGAACTCCTGCGCTGTGGCTGTTGTAGCTGCCACGCGTATCTTGCGAAGCGGAACTAAGAATGGGTAATAGATAGAGTTTACGTTCTGAGGGTTCCAAGAGCCATCGTTGTCAAAGACACGGATAACTGCTGTGCCAGCCTGGTAGGTGTCAGACTGCACGTTGCGACCATTATCAATAGTAATACTGCGAACACTAGGAGTTAAATCAACAATAGGTTCTGGGACTGTAGAGCCAGCAAGTGTGCCAGTACCTAGAATTCCATACTTAGCGTCACCAATGGTAAATGGATAACCAAAAGTAGCACCTGATGAGAAGTCGAAGGAGACTGAGATATTAGCTGGCAGCGCCATGGTTATCGACCAGTTCTATTTACTGATGAACCAATGCCTGAAAGGGAAGTATCCTGTAATGCTGTAGCAATAGTTTTGCCATCAATCTGAACAACCATCTGAATCGGCCCAGACATATTAGAAGCTTCCTCTGCTCTGCGCCAGCTTCCAGGTGTTGATCTAGGGAATGGTGTCACATTGGAGTCAGGGACTTGAACCGTTTCAGGGAATGAAGGGTTATTGTTCCAACCTAAAGAACTATTAAAGGTAGGGTTGCCTGTAACTACAAGAGCTGCTTTCTTTGCAAGCATATCAAGATAGGTGTCCCATGACGTAAAAGGATTCTTTGCATCTGGAAGGCTTGCAAGATAACCTGCTAAATCTTTCCCTAAGCCTTGAGCCTTGGCAATCTCAGCCGTAAGAGCTTGAGCTTCTTTAGTATTGCCAGTAATCAAAGCGAACTGAAGTTCTACGCGCTTACGATCCTCATCGGACAATTTACCCTTAAGAGCAGCAATGAGTTGCACCTGCTCTAGGTCAAAAATTGAACCGGCCTTTTTAAGTACAGCCTGCTTCTTTTGTTCTGCTGTAAGAGCCTTAGTTGCTTTAAGTTGTGCATCACTAAGTTTCTTTAAATCTGCCTGGCGTTTTTTCTCTACTAAGTCAGCGCCAGTTGAGCCGCCGCTGCCACCCATAAATCTACGGCCTGCTCTTGGTCTTGGCTCAGTAGAATTACCTAGCGCTGCTAGTTGCCCTAAGAGACCGTACTTAAAGTTAGCGCTCAGTAACTTACCTAGTAAGCCACCTGAGACTGCTTGATCTACTGCTGTGAACTTTCCGGCTAGAGCGCCAAGCCCACGCACAACGTCTGCTGTAAAGTTAGATAAGTTGCTCATTGCATCGGCTACGTCTTGAATGTCTCCATCTTTGCCACCAGCTAGAACTAAGGCATCGACTAACCCTTTACCAATTGTCTCTTTAGCGTTCTCTGAAGCAACTGTAAGAATCTGCAACTTGCCTGCATAGGTATCTAGGAACGCTGCGTTAGCCCCTGAGAACTGAGCATTGAATCGCTTCTGGACTTCTGTGAATGAGACAGTTGTAAGCTGCGCTTTAGTAAGTCCTAGGTTGTATTTTCTTAGTCCTCGAGTGTTTCCGTTGTAAGCGTTGGCTATATCCTGCGCAACGGTTGTGAGTTCAATTCCAGTTGCTCTTGAGGCTTCAATAGCCATAGTCAGGAATTCTTGAGACTTGGTTAATGATCCTGTTGTTGTTAGCAATGCCTGCAAAGCTGGTCTTAAACTATCGTCTAGGACTGCTGAGGTCTGTTCTAACTTAGAGATGTAGTTCTCAATATAAGGCTGTGCAAAGGCTAAGCCAAGATTATTTACTGCTGTAGCAAGTCGAGTAGCTGCTGCCTCGTCCTCTACGAAAGCCTTAAGGGAAGCCTTACCGAATTGAACAATTTTAGTAACGGCAAAGACTGAAGCAATCTGCTTGCCTAGTTTACCTACTGCCTTGTCTAGGTTAGAGGTGGCTTTATCGGCTTCCTTAAATGCTTTTTTGCCACGGAACTCAGCGGCTAAATCAATTCTTAAGTCTGCCATTAGACCTTATCCTTCATTGAGTTGAACTTATCTCTAGCCTTAAAGATTGCCTTAACAACGCCATCTTGAGCCTTGCCACGATCGTCCTCAAAGGCTCTAAAAATTGCGCGGCCTGTCATCTTTTGACCCTTGCCTGCTAACTGACCACCGAGGCGAGGAGTGAAGTTGCCTGTAACGCCTGACTTACGTCCTGCTGTTTCATAGATAGCGCCTGCTGCGCCTTTGTTAAATATTGAAGCCAAGGAAGCAAAGCCCTGGCGATTAGGCTTAGAAGGTGTAGACCTGAAGCTGATGCCTCTGCGAGCTTCTGCTGCATCATAATAACGATTAGCCCAGCGACCTTTAGCACCATCGCGCTTGAGCCAGCCTGAAGGTGCTTCGTCATTAGAAGGCAGGAATCCTCGAGCAGCTCTAGTTACAGGCTTGAGAAATGAAGCAATCTCCTTGCTAGTTTCCTTAGCCAAGGTTGGTTCAACTGCCGCCAGTGCCTTACGAAGTGCGACCGCGCCTTGCAGTTTTACTGGCATCGCTTCGCTCCTTCGCTATGTCCCTTCGAGCTGCGAGATAGGTGAGGGAGTTCCTATCTACCCTAAAGGGTCAGACTCTAAGACCTCAACTGACTTGAGAGTCTCAAGGAACTGTTCCCCGAAAGGTTTGACCGTTTCACCCGAACGACGGATTGCTTCCCAGCAGAGCCAATAGACATCAGATTGTTTCTGATCCTCTATCAGCGCCTTGTGAAAGCCTTTCTTGGCGTATTGCTCGAAGGCGTACTCAATGAGTGGAGTAATCTCGTACTCTGTTATTGAGTTATCAGCCCTTGTTACCTTTAGCTTTGCCATGTTAGCCCCTTAATTAGTTGTTTAGAATGTACCTGTTGATGCAACAGCAATTGTACCTGAAACGGTAAATGTGATGCTCTGTGTGGACATGTCTCCAACTGCGCCGTTGATATCGGTTGTGTTGTTTACAAGGCAGGTTGCTGTGTACAGAGGGTTAGTCGCTGAGACTGCTGTTCCCTTAGCCTGTAGAAGCACGATTGGGACGTTAGTTCCCCATGCTGCCTGGAGTGTTGCAAGAACGTTAGCTGATGCTGTGTCGTTTAAGAAGTCGATTGTGATAGATGATGCTTCAAGACCCTTAACGAACTTGTGTCCTGAGTCACCCATTGCTGTAACTTCTAGTTCATCGAATGAACGGTTGATAGTTACTGATGTGACGTGGTCGCTAAGATCAACTGAATTAACCTTCACGCCTACGTTGTTGCTTAGAAATACTGCCATTTAGGTTATTCCTCGTCTTTCTTAGTAGTTGGTTTTGGTGCGGTTTCTGCTGCTGGTGGAAGCTGACCAATCTTGATTAGAAAGTCGGCTTGCTCCTTTGTCCAATCGTCCATCGATTAGCTCCATTCCGTTAGGGTACTGATTGCAATATCGCAAGTCAGTAAATCTCCGGAAGCGATTGAAAGAACGCTTGGTGCGCTCACGCTTCCTACGTTAAATACAATGCTAGAAGCCTCAAGTAGGGCAAAGACTCGAACAATGTCGGCCTCAATACCAGCAAGGTTGCCCTCATTGTCTAGCAATGGGACAAGGATAGTAAGTCTAAAGTTAGCCATAGGGCTGATTGCTGTGTAATCGTTATTACTTGGAACAATGTAAGGATCATCAGGAGTAACGATTACTGAGTTAGCAATAGGCGTAGCAGGTGGGAACGCGAATACGCTGTACTTAGTGTTATCGGCTAGAGCCGTTGCAATGCTGCTTCTGAGTGTGGTTATCGCTGGCATCAGCCCACCATAGAGTTAGGGCTTAGATATGGTGCAATCAAGCCACGAACGCGAGAAATCAGCTGTGATGACATTGCGTACATGTTTCCCATTGAACCGTCAGGGCTCATGCCGTTGCCTGAGTTGGTCTGACGAGATGTCCAGATTGATACGCAGATCATGAGGCTTGCCTCTTGGATTGCTGGAACTGTAGATGGGTCTAGATAAGTATCTGCTGCAACCATGCCATAAGGGTTTACTGGGTGGTAAACAGTTGCGGTGTTGTTGTTACCGGAAATGGCGTAAGTAATCGAATACTCGCCAACCTGAGTAATTGTCTTGTTGCCATTGTGCTTAGAACCTGCACCTGAGATGACAACGCTCTGTCCGATGTAGAAAGTTTCTCGGACATCAATATCAAAATATGAAGTACCTGTTGTAGTTGTGTTGCTATGTCCAACAATAGGAGTTGTGTTAGCCCAGATGAAAGGAAGGAGAACATTGTCAGCAGCGTCGCAGACAGACTGCAATACAGCATCAGTATAGAGAGTGCCAACGCCTAGGGCTGTGCGAAGCTCTGCAACTGTTGTTAGTGACATGATTTCCTTTCTAAAGACTAGAGGGAGCTGCAAGGGCTCTGGCAGCCCCCTCTAGCGACTTAGGGTATTGCTATTATGTAAGGTTGAACTTACGTACGCCCTTACCTGACTTAGCAAGGTAGATAGCGAGGTATCCGTAAAGATTGATTTCAATCTCGCCAGATGTAAGAACGTTTACGCGGAGCTGAGTTGTTGGTGACTCCCATGTG